AACTGCACGAAGTAATCGTCCGCGCTTTGAAATTAATAAAGTAATTGTTCCTGTTAATAATGCAATTGGTGAACAGCGTCAGAACCGTATTAGTATTAAAGTTCGTGCTAGTGATGGTGGTGCAAGCAAAGATGTTGCAGATTCACTAACTGGACTAATTCGTAATATTGAAGCTAAATCATACTTCAAAGATATTAAAGACACTGCATACAAAGAAATGGTAAGTGGTGGTATGGGTGCATGGTGTATTACTTCTGAATATGAAGATAAAGATTCATTTGACCAAACACTAAAAATTAAAGCTATTAAATCAGCAGCTGGTTCTGTATTTTATGATCCAAGTTCAAAAGATGAATTAAAGCGTGATGCTATGTGGATTATGGTAACACAGGATATGGATCGCTCAACATTTGAAAAGAAATATCCAGATTGTGCAATTGGCGACTTTAGCAAATATTCAACAGCAATTCAAGCATGGCAATCTCGCGATACTATTCGTGTAGCAGATTACTGGGTTAAAGAACCATGTGTTAAAGAACTTGTTCTTATGAGTAATGGTCAGACATTCGAAATGAACGATGATACTAAGGCTGTATTAGATGAAATGGCTTTAGCTGGTATTACGATTGTAAAAACTCGTAAGGTAAACACTCATAAAGTTGTAATGTATAAAATGTCAGCAGGCGAAATACTAAGTGGTCCATATAACTGGGCCGGTGAACATATTCCTGTTGTTCCTATGTTTGGCTATAATACCTGGATTGATGGACAGCATTACTATTGGGGTCTTGTTCGTCCAGCCAAGGATCCACAGCGTGTATATAACTACGCAACATCACAAGCAATTGAAACAAGTGCATTATCACCAAAAGATCCATATTGGGTAACACCAAAACAAGTACAAGGTCGTGAAAGACAGTTTGAATTGTTTAATACAACTAATAAACCATTTATGATTTATAATCCGGATCCAGATTCTCCAGGTGCTCCACAGCGCACAGGTGCTCCATCGGTTCAGCAATCATTAATTGCACAAGTACAACAGGCTGATATGGATATTCAAGCAACCACCGGTCAATATGCGCCAAGTTTAGGCGAAGCGCAAGCAGATCAAAGTGGTCGTGCAATTCTTGCATTGCAGCGCAAGTCAAATACTTCAACATTTGAATTACTTGATAATCTTGCTAAAGCTGTTGAATGGACGGGTGAAATTTTAGTTGATCTTATTCCAAAGATTTATGATACTGAACGAATGGTTACTATCCTGGGTGAAGATGGTATGTCAGAAGGTATTATTCTTAATCAAGTAGTTGTTGATCAGCAGACAGGTGAAGAAATTATATTAAATGATGTAACTAAAGGCCGTTATAATGTATCTTCGAGTGTTGGACCAACCTTTGCTACACAACGCGCAGAACAATTGAATGTATTAAGTAAGCTATCAGAATCTAATCCAATGTTTGCTCAGATTGCACCGGACTTAATTGCTAAGAGTATGGATTTCCCATTTAGTGATGAACTAACTGATCGTGTTCGTATGCAGCTTATCCAACAGGGTATTGCAGAGCCAACAGAAGAAGAAATGCAGAAGATGGCACAAAAACAGCCACAACCATCAGCACAAGATCAGATTAACCTTAAAATGTCTATGTTACAATTAGAACAGCAGGCAGCATTAGTTGATAATCTTGAGTATCAGAACCGTAAGCTGTTAGCTGATATTACACACAAATATAGTCAGACCCAAAATAATTTAACTGATGATATTGAAACTAAAACTAAGATTAATGAAAAACTCATCGAACAGGGTAATCTACATTTAATGCCAATTGAAACAGAAGAACTACAAAGTAGACAAGCTGTTATGAAAGAAATGAACGATTCATTAGAATGGAAAGATGTTGATGTAATGACTAACGAACAAGGTGAAGCTGGTATGACACCACCGGCGCAACCAGAAATGCCACAAGGTTTCGAAGGAGAATTACCTCCAATGGATATGGATATGGGTATGCAGCCACCAATGGAGCCAGGCATTGAAGAATAATTTTGTAGCTAAAAATGCACACAAATTTAATAGGTCTTCTGTCTTTAATGATCGTACAAAATACAATCGTAAAAGACAGAAGGCTAAACTTCAGATTGATTTAAGGAAATATAAAGATGCCAATTCCTAAGCCTAATAAAGGTCAACGACGAGATGATTTTATTGCTAATTGTATGGGCAACGAAACAATGAATAAAGAATATGATCGTTCTCAACGATATGCAGTATGTATGTCAAGTTGGTCAGATACCAAAAAGAAAGAATATTCAAAGAAAAGATAAATAAAAATGTGGAGAGAAAGTAAGGCATAATGCCATACTCCATTGCCGTATGCAAAACGGCGACATGATCATGCAAAAATCATAAGGAGAATAACATGTCAGAAGAAAATGCAAATCAGGTTGAAGAAACCATTGAGAATCAAGAAGCTGTAGAATCTACAGTAGAAACCCCAGAAGTTGAAACCCCAGAAGTTGAAAACCCAGAAGTATCTGAAGAAGTTCCGGCTGAAGAAGTAAATAAAGAACTTGGTGTTGACCAGCTTAACCAAGATGAGTTTAATAAACTTTATTTCCAGATGAAGCAACAGGAGCGCGAACTTGAAGCACTTCGACAGCAGCAAGAACAATATAATATAAACGAACAGTATCAGACTCCAACAAATAATGCACAACCATCAGTTGATAAAGTACCATCATTAGAAGAATTTGATTATGATGAAGAAGCTTATACAGCAGCAATGATTGACTATAAAGTTCGCAAGGGTGTTGAATCTGCAATAAACAAACAGGCCGAATCATATCAAGTACAGCAGCAACAGCAGTACGAACAGCAAATTGCACAGGACTTTAATAGTAAAGCAGCAAAGTTTGCCGCTGAAAATCCAGATTATGAAAAAGTAATCGATAGCTATGGTAATATGGTACAGTATTCACCAGCCGTGCAAGCAGCAATCTTAACATCAGAAAATGGACCACAATTAGATTATATGTTACTTAAAAATCCACAGTTAGTTGAAAAATTAAATCAACTTCCTGAACACATGGCATATATGGAACTTGGTAAACTTGAAGGTCAAGCTGTTTCAATGAAACCAACAGCTAAGAAAGTAAGTCAGGCCCCAGCACCTATTGAAGATGTTTCAACAGGCGGCAATGCTGCCAATAAAGACTTTGCTTATGACGCAGATATGTCAATGGATGAGTACTATGCAAAATTTATGGCAAATAAAACACAAAAATAATTTTATTTTGGAAAAACTTTGATAAATAAAATTGTATAAGCCATATACAATAACTCTTAGAAGTTCCTTAAAGCCCCTTAATTGGGGTTTTCGGGTGAAATAAATTCAAATGCCTGCAAAGCTAATGTACGCAAAACAATAGCAAAAAGAGACGATTTGGCCCGCTCCCTTAAAAAATAAATACTAATGCTTCCAATTTGGAAGTTTTTGCATATAAATTTTAGATTAAAGGAAAATAAAATGGCAAATTCATTATTAAACCCTTCGATCATTACTAAGCGAGCAATGGTCGAATTTAAAAACGCAATGGTTATGCTTGAAAAGGTTGACCGTCAGCTTGATCCACTTTTTGAAGGTAAGATCGGCGACACAGTTAATGTTCGTAAGCGTGTCCGTTACACAGCTCATACAGCAGCTGACATTACATCAAACATCAATGACACTGTTGAAGGTAAAGTACCTGTTCAGTTAGATCAGCGTCGTGTTGTTGCAATCCAGTTCGATTCAAAAGAATTATCTCTTGATATTGAAGAGTTTGCAGAGCGTTACATTCGTCCAGCTATGGTAGAACTTGCACAGCAGGTTGAAAGCTCAATTGCTGGCGAATACACTAAGATTTGGAACTTTACTGGTACTCCTGGTACTAACCCATCTACTTTCTTACAGATTGGTACTGTTGGTACTATCCTTGATGAAAGCGGTGTTCCATATGAAGATCGTTCAGCGTTTTACACTCCAGCCGCTGCTCTTACTTTAGCAGATGGTCTTAAAGGTGTATTCCCAACTAAGATTGCTCAGACAGCTATTGAACGCGCAATGGTTAATAACTATGCTGGTTTCGATGTTTACAAATGCCAGAGCTTGAAGACACATACTGTTGGTGTTGCTACAGGTACTCCACTTGTTAACGGTGCTGATCAGAATGTTACTTACACCACTGCTAAAGATGGTTATACACAGTCATTAATTACAGATGGTTGGACAAATGATACAACTGGTATTCTTAAAGCTGGTGATACTTTCACTATTGCTGATGTTTATGCAGTTAACCCTCGTACACGCCAGTCAACTGGTCGTTTACAGTCATTTGTTGTTACAGCTGATGCAGATTCAGGTGCTTCAACTGGTCCAGCTACTTT